GCCTTGTCCTTCCCGAAGCGGCGCAAGGCATCGAGCTGGCCGCGCACGCCGGCAATTTCCTTGTCAATATCACCTGGCTTGCCGAAAACCAGGTTGTTGATGATTCCGCCGCCGGATTCCTTGGCGTTCTTCGCGCGGCGCTCGAGTGTGGCAAGTTGCTCTTCGAGCGTTTTGATCTGCCCGGCCTTGCTCGGGTCGATTTCGCCCAGCGCGAGGTCAAACGGGAGCTTGGCCAGGCCGGCAAGACCGCGAAACACGGCTGCGAGCCCATCGCCCTTTGCTGCGAGCTGCTCGACGCTTTCAGCAGTCCGAGTAAGGGATGGCACCAGCGAGTTGGTCAGTTCGGTAGCGGCGCCAGAGACGCGCGCTTTCAGCAGATCAAGCCGTCCATTCAGCTCTGCCGCGGCCTGCGCCGACTTTTCCGTGACTCCAGATACGTCGCGAAATCTGTTGACCAGATCTCCGATCGACTGGCCGCCTTCGGAGAGTAGCGGCGCCAGGCTGGCCCATGACTTGCCGACTGCCTCTGCCGCAAATGCTGCGCGCATCTGCGGGTCTTCGATCGCTGCGTAGACGTCGGCTAGCTGCTTCAACGCCTCGAGCGGATCCCGGGCGGTGATGCCGACCGCTGCGAACTGCTCGGCGTTCTTGCCGATGTTGACCGACAGCCGGTTGACGGCGGCGGCGACGCCTTCAAGGTCCGTGCCGCTGGTGATGGCGGCGCCCTTGAGCCCAGCGAGCAGGTCGATGCTGATGGCGGTCGATTTGCTGAGGTCGGACAGCGCATCCTGGGCGTCAAGCGCTTCCGTGACCAGCCGGCTGAAGCCCGTGACGACGCTGCCGAGCGCGACACCGGCGAAGACGTTGCGCAGGGACTCGCCGACGGAATCGAATGCGCGGCTCATCTTCGCCGCGCTTTGCTCCGCCAGGCGCGAGACCTTGCCGAGATCGCCCTCGATGCCGGCCAGCTGGGCATTGATGTCGACGGTGAGTGCAGCAATGGCCATCAGGATTCTCCGGCGGTGCGGTTGTGGTCGCGGATCATCAGCAGTTGAAAGACGAGCGGCTCAAGGTCATGGATGCCGAGCAGGTCACAGACCATCGGCAGCGCTGCCCAGTCGAGCCCGCCCATCATGTTCCAGGCTTGCAGCGCCGGCTGGGCGCTGGCCGGCGGCGTGCGCCCTGACTGCACCTCCCGAGGGAGCGCCGAGTCGTCCAGCCAGGCGGTCAGTTTCCCAAAATGTCATCGAGATCTTCGCAATGACGTTTGAATGCCTCGACGAGCGCTTCGGCAACCTTGGCGAACAGATCCGGCCGGTCGGCCAGCCATTCGGCGCAGGCCTCGGAGTCGAACGGCAGCGGGTGCGGATCGCCGTTTGGGATCAGGTCCGCCTCGGTGACGCCTTCCCAGCCGCTGACCAGCGATAGGATGCCGCGCGCCGGGTTGCCGTTGCGGATCCGCTCCTCGTGCTCGAGCGGAGTCGGGCGCTGCGCGATGAGCGTGAAGTGGCCGCACGGAATGCGGACCTCCCGTGCCCGCCGCAGCTTGATGGCGAGTGCGCTCATCAGGAGGCGTAGTAGGTCGGCGTGCCGTTCATCGTGATGACCGTCGGCGTCGTGACGAGCTGCTGCGCCGAACCGCCGGGAAGCAGAGCCGCCGCGACATAGCCGGCGAACAGCATCACCTGGCCGCCGCTGCCGAAGGTGAACTTGAAGACGCGCTTCGCCTGGTTGTCCGAAGCCGTCTTCATGGCGAGCAGGCCGGCGTCTGAGACGTCCCAGATGTGATCCATCGTGAAGTTTGTCGCTTCCGGCAGGCCCGGAAGCTGCGTCTTGGCGTTTCCGTGGATCGTCGTCGAGTTGATTAGGTCAAAGTTGCCGCCACTCGACGTGATGTTGGTCGCAGTGGTGATCGACGTGCCCAGCGTGACTTTCTCGGCCGTCCCGCTGCTGAAGGTGTCGAACGAGGTGGTATCCACACCCTCGAGCTGGAAGGTGTCCGTTGTCACTCCGGCGACGCGGACCGCCTTATCGTTCAGCTGGTACATGCCGCTAATCGTCAAGAATACGATGTCGCCATTGCTGAAACCGTGGCTGGTCGATGTCGCGACGCCAGGTGACGCTTTGGTGATGCCGGTGATCGTCTTCGCCGCCGCCAGGGCCGACTGCATGGCGACCGCCACGTTTTTCCAAACCTTTGCTGTTGCCATTTTGCTGTCCTTTCAAATTTCAGGTTGCGACGAACCACGTCGACGAGATGCTTTCGACGAAGAGAGAAAGATCTTCGTCTATTCCGCTGATGCGGTTGGTTTTGGGGAATTTGGCCGCGACCAGCGCGGCCTCGATCTGCTCGGCAACGGCTGCTGCACTGGCGCGTGTCTTGGCCCAAGCGTTGATCTGCAGGTCGGTGAAGTCGCCGAAACTGCCGCCGTGCACGGTCAGCACCGGCTGCGTTCCGGTGCGCGTGTAGACGACGGCCGGGAGTTGGTGCTCTTCCGGAAGAATGTCTGGATAGATGCGCGTGCTGACCAGGGCAGTGAGCCCGGATGCCGCAGTCAGGACGGCATAGAGCTCGGTTTCGGCGCTCATGTTTTGGTGTTCAACCGGTTGATCTCCTCGCTGGCAATGCCGATGAACACATCGGCGGCTTGCGGGAGCTTCTTGGCTGCGTCGGCCAGGAACGGCCGAGCGCGCATCTTGCGCGTGCCGAATTCGACAAATCTCCAGTAAAACGGGTCGTTCGGGTTGTTTGCGCCGACCGGTCCGAGTGCCGCCTTGCGCGTTGCGGATTTGGTTCCGGCCAGCACCGACTTCAGCGGGCGGACGTTGATGAACACGCCGACCAGGCGTTGCCTGGCAGCGATCTTGCTGCGGCGAACGGCGATCGCGCGCTTGAGGACGCCAGGGCGGCGGTTTTTTGACGGCTCGCTGAGGACAGGCACCCGGGCGCGCGCTTCGTCGCGGATGATCCGCCCGGCTGCGCGCAGGGCCTTGCCGACCGCGCGCTTGCGAATTCTGTCCGGCATCTGCTGCAGGGCAGCCTTGAGCTTGTCCAGCCCCTTGACTTCGAGCTCGAATGGTTTGCCGTTCATGGCGCGATCCCGTTGCGCTGGCCGGCGACGGCGAGGATCTCCAGGCTTTCTTTCCTGGCGCCTGGGTCGATGATCTGGGTGATGTCGTAGGGCTCGCCGCGCCAGATCAGCCGGTGGTCGCGCTGCAACGCGGCGAGATAGCGAATGCGGATGCGGATGTCGCAAGCATATTGCTCGCTGTTCGCGGCGAAGAACTCGCGACCCCGCAGCGGGGTGACTTCGGCCCAGACGGCGTGATCCGACGTGCTGGTGACGAGATCGGTCCACGTGACGACCTCTTCGCCGATGCTGTTGCGCGTGACGGACTTTGACTGCGGCGTCACCCGCTCGCGCATGGCGCCGGCGGACAGGGTCACAGATAGACCCTTTCCGGATCGAGCAGGGAGTTGATGTAGGGCAGCCGGGCCTGCGCGCGATCGGTGCTGGCTTCGCGGAAGGCGTACATGGAGCCGATCATCAGGAGCATCCACTGCTTGATGCACTGTGGGACGTCCGCCGCTTCATCGCCATAGCCGGCGGTGAAGCGGATGCGGACGCTGTTGGCGAACGCGCGCGCACTCGGCCAGGAGGTGTTGTAGGCGGGATGCACCCAGCCGGGGACGGTTGCCGCGTCCAGGACGTAGGCCGATTCGGGCATATCCGCCTCGGTGCCGTTTTGGTCCAGATACGTGATGCCCTGGATCGCACGCGGGCGAAATTTTCCGAGCGCGATCGCAGAGTGATCGGACGGGAACGATTCGTACGCCGCTTGCCAGGTCTGGGTGATCAGCGGACGCTGCAGCTCGTGCTCGGCAGCCAGGCGCGCGGCGGTGATCAGCGAGGTGATCAACGTGTCGTCTGTCCTATGCTCAATGCGACAGTGCGCCTTGACCTCGCTTAGAGTAATCGGCTCGATATCCGGCTGGGTGATGAGGGTCAAGGTCATGGATT